TAACTATCGATAGTTATTCTTGAAACGAATACGCGGGAATAGACCGCAATGGCCAAAGGCCCAATAACCCTGTAAAGACACTTGGAAATAAATCGCGGGATATCCATTTTTCTTGTCAAAAAAAAAAGTTTGTCAAGAACTCGAAACTCGGGATTTTCTAAATATAAAACCCTGTAAAGACACTTGAGAAATGACTTCGGGGGAAATGGTGAAGAAAAATAGTAAATATTATTTTTTTACAGAATCACAATATTTTTGGGCAATATCTTTAGGTAGGAGTAAATGTTGTAATTTTTGTATTTTTTTAAAGCATTTATTCAATGTGACATCGCTGATTTCGCATTTTTGTAAAATATCGTTTTTAGGTATTTGGCAATGACAAATAGAGTTTACAAATTGAATAATACCGGAAGCGATAGCTTGAGGAGTATTATCTGTAATCAAACGATCTTTTTCGATTTTGTAAGCAACAAATTTGGCGAATAAAATGAGTTCTTCATTGAATTGTGGAAAGGGACAACAATATCTTTCAATGATGGACAAGGTAGTTATTTTGACGAGTTCGGTTTGATGCAAAGAATTTCTTTCAATATTGTTTAGGATATTGACAGCGATAGCACATCCTTTGGTGGCTTGTTTTTTATTCAAGAGAAACATTTTTGCAATTTCAGATGCTGTTCGAGGATAGCCATTGATTCGAAAGGCTAAATAGATAGAAGCGGCTTTTATACCATCTCTATTAACTCCACGAAACATTTGTTCGTCGGATATTTCCTTGTGTTTAATCAAGGCTGTTTCAATAATAGCCAAAGATACTCCGGCAATACGGCCCATATTGGTAATGTATTGAAATTCATCATACAGAGTTTTTTCCTTGTGTGGCATGGATTGCCATTCAATCCATTTGTCAATTTTTCGCATTTCGAATGAACATTTCCCATTTTTTAAAACTTTACAGGCAATGGATGATTCTTTCAATAATGGATTTTCAGGATTACAACAGCGTGTATTATCATGTCCATTTTTGTCATCTCGAAAAGAATTCCATTCTGGGGAAAAATCCATGATATTCGTTTCGAAAAGACCGCAATGGCTACATGTAGGAAATCCTTCGTCGGTTATTTGCAACATACCTCCACAATCGGAGCAATTGGAAGACAAGGGTTCTTGAACTAATTTATTTTCTATATTTTTCTGTTTGTCCCATATTTCTACCCATACTTTATCCAATTTTCGTCTGTTTACTTTCATTTCGACTGTCGGCATAGGAATTAGATGTCTAATCTTTAAATTGTGATTCTGTCTTTAAATGGGTTTCACAAATCAATTTTATGACATATTATAAAATTGATTTGAAATTATTAGACAAGTATTGTTTACAACAAATACCGAAATAACTACAATATCAAAAATGGTTAAAAATACAACAGGAGGTTCTCATTTCAAAAAAATGTCGCGTAAACAAAATGCGTCATCTTTTAATTATGATAGTTTAAACGATCCGAATATTATCAATGTTTCTGTGATGAAAGCATTAGGAAATTGTCGATTTTTAGTATCAACAAACAAAGGCGATGAATTGACGATGCACATTCCTGGAAGGTTTTCAGGAAGAAATAAACATCGTAATTTTGTAACGGTGAATTGTATGGTCAAGGTACAATTACGAGAATTTGAACATCCGACCAAGAATTGCGATTATTTACAAATGATTCAATCGACTACGCCAGCCAGTTTCTTTTTGAATCCACAAATGCACCCAAGATATTTATTGGAAGATTCGTTGGATGACCGTATTGTGTTTAAAAATGTTGAGGACGAAGAAACGCTTCCTTCTACTGTTTTGAAACCCATAAGTGAAGACCCACACGAATTGGAAACTTTGGAAAACATTAATTTTGACGACATTTAATTTTATCCTATTTATCCTATTTGTAAATTATAATTATTTCCTGCTTTTATTTTTTTATTTTTTTTATTTTTTTATTTCCTGTTTTGGAATTGTTTTTCAGTGCATGACTGGATAATTTTTGCAAGTGTCTTTACAGGGTTTTTATATTCTATGAATTTAAAAATCCAAAACAAATAAAATAAACCCTGTAAAGACAAAACCAAGAACCGATTTTCGGGATTAAGCATACAAAAATGGAAAATTATAATGTCTATTCAAAATAAATACGAATAAATGGAAATTTTACTTCCGGTAGCAGCTTTAGCATCTCTGTATTTTATCAATAAAAACGATCGTCGATCTTCTACAGAAGGTTTTACTCTTCCTAATACGGATATTCCGGATCGTAATTATCCAGAATATGAGTTTGAAAGTGAAAAAGTTTTAGATCAGACAAGCAAATTATCTGTTCAAAACAAAACAGATGTTAATCATGTTTATACAGATACATTTTTTAAAAAGGATATCAATAGTGCTTATACAAATATAACAGGTCCAGGACCTGAAAAGGCTACAAAAATAAACGAATCCGTTACTTATAAACCTTTATCGGATGTCACTTACAAATCTCTTTCAGGTCAAGATGTAAGTATGGATTATTTTCAACACAACAATATGACTCCTTTTTTTGGGAGTAAGATTCGCACACCACATAAAGAACACACGGCCAATGAGAGTCTTCTTGATAGTTATTCAGGAAGTGGTTCTCAAATATTCAACAAATCAGAGACGGCTCCTTTATTTGCACCAGAAAACAATACTCAATGGGCTTTCGGGATGCCGAATTCAAGTGATTTTATGCAATCTAGAGTTAATCCTGTATTAAAACAGTCAAATGTCAAACCATTCGAAGAGATTCGGGTTGCTCCAGGAATTGGGTTGGGGTATACTAGTGAAGGTGCAGGTGGTTTCAATAATGGTGTTCAAGGACGAGATTTGTGGCGTGATAAAACGGTGGATGAATTGCGAACGGCAAATAAACCGAAATCGTCTGGTTTAGGATTATTAGGTCATGAAGGTCCTCCAAATCACCATGTACAATATAGGGGTGAACAAGGTCTTCAAGAAAAACATGGTCCTCCAAAAGCTTTTGAAAATACACCGGATCGTTATTTGAAAACAACAGGGGCAACTAAACAATCCAATTTGATTCCTGTTCATGTTTTAAAGGATGTATCTAGACCGGATACGACAGTTAGTTATGCGGGAGGGGCAGATTATGTCAATACTGGAAATTACATTCCAGGTGAATACCATCCATCTTTTTCTACTGAAATGGGTCAAGGGCAGTATAATCCGGCGTCTGCGATTAGACAAGGTTTTACTGTAGAAGACAATCAAACACCGACAAAAAATGCCAATAATCGTACCAAAGATTCTAAACAGGGTGAATATTTTGGTAGTGTTCGCGGTTATGTGAATGAAGCGATGGCACCTTTATTGGATATTTTAAAACCGTCTAGAAAAGAAAATACCATGAGTAATACGAGAACTTATCAGAATCCTAAAACGGCGGTTGGATTACCATATGCCAACAACAATGAAAAGGCGAAAATAACTATAAGACAATCCACTGATCAAGTATCTTGGAAAACGATTGGAGCACCAGCTGTTGGTCAAGCTTATGCCGAAAACACTTTTCAACCGTCCAGCAATGCTCGTCAAGAAACAGGTGATTATTATTATGCAGGTGCGTCTCAATCAAATGTAAAACATTTACGGAATTATGATGCGGAATATGCTATTTTGAATGATGGACAAAAAGAGAAAACCATTAATGTAGCTTATACACCATCTGGTAATACTAGTATTTTCAACAATCATTTTCATATGCCTACAACAGAGGAAAGAGAAGTTCTGTATCAGAATTCACGGGATGGTGTACCAACATTTCCGAATCTCAATATTTCGCGTGACAATATGGGTATTTCGACCATTGGAGATAATTCCTTGTATTCTAGTCAACATATTGATCGCATGCAAGATACCAAAGTATCGGATCAATTAAAAGACAATCCGTATTTCATTAAATCGTTATCAGGCGGACTTTGAAACCAAAGGAGGAAAAACCCTGTAAAGACACTTGAGAAAAAGTCCGCGAAAAATATTTAAAATCATAAATACCATCAATACCATCCATAAAAATAAAAAAAATAAAACATGTCCATTTCTATTTATCATAATATAATTAGCAAGTTATCGATAGAATTGGTCAATTTTATTCATGAATTTGTAGATCCTGAAACAACTGCTCTTCGAGATAAAATCGAATATTGGATAAAAACTTTGAATATAAGTTGCGATGGTATTTTTCAACGACAGTATTTTGATTTGTATACAAAAAAGTTGGTGAAACGATTATGGAACAAATCAGAATACAATAATTTATTGACAAAAGAATCCTTGTTGGACATTCAATATCTGTCCAAGTACATGAAAAGTATATTCAAAATTACATTTTTTTGTAAAATTGATATTTCATATTCGTTTGTTTTTTTATTCAAAATAGGAATGGAAAAAATGGATATGTGGAAAGAATTAAAAAACAGTTTCGACCAAATATCGAAAGGTCATATTATTCTTGCTTTACTATTGTCTGGTTTTCAATATGAAATACAAAATAATTACATATACAAAGATTTTCGAGATATTTATTTCAACATAATCGAAAAAACTTAAAGAATGAAATAAAAAAATATAGAACATAACATGCGTCGTCATAGATATAGACGACGCAAATATCCAAAGATACCCCAAATACCGGTTGCAGAATGTATCAAGGAAGAACCATTAGAGGCGATTCATGTTGAATTGTTTAAAGAAAATAATTATCCAACTATACAGGAAATATGTATAGACATCGGAACTTATATAGTCATGGTCATCTTATATCTTATTCTGAATAGACGATATTAAACAACTATGAATGAATAGGTATAAATAATGATTTGCAGGAAAGGAATATACACCCTTGAACATTTAAAATGGCACGGTTAGTATTTTTATCTATAAATTATATGTAATGAAATATTTTAAAAAATATGATTATTATTGAAGAATTGGTTCAACACGATCATTTTGAAAACATAGAATTTGACAAGATAAGGGAAACACTTAAAGACTCTATTGATTTA